TGCCCACGATTCCGAACTGCGCCCAGGGGGCAATGATCGCTCCGGTAGGATCCATGGCTTCTTCCTTCTCAGGGCTCGCGGCGTCTCGCGACGCTGCAGGTTGCTACTCCATGACCGACAGGCTTTGTGCCGCACGTCTCTTCAAAGCATTGAGATACATGGCCCGAACACGCCTTTGTTCGTCCGCAAGGTTTCGTTCTGGCTCGTCCGACGGGGGTGAGCCACTGACGACGATCCGGATCCTTCGATCGAAGGCCGGCTCTGATAGACGCACCCGCTCGGCAACGCTGTGTACAGTCTCGCGTGCCCGCTCTCGGCCTCGTCCGTCGATGCGAGGTGACATCAGCGGAAAACCATCCTCCATCACCGACCGTCGCATCTCTGGCGTGATGTCGATGCCATGCACTGGGATCCGCCTCCCGTTTCTGTTCTCGATCCAGGAGTCGGCGACTTCAGCGCCAAACCTCCGGCCAAGCTTGCGAACGACATTGGGCAGCATGTCATCGTAGAAAGCGAACATATCTTCGCCACCGATGAGGCGTCCGTCCCCAGGGATGACGCTGGCCCCCTCATATTTTTCCGAGTCCATACCCTCCTCTCTAGAGATGCGCTCGGCGAGATCTCTGCCATACATGCGAGAAAGCTTGGCTATGCGGTCGGGTGGCTCCACCACCCTCGGCTCCAGTATGATGAAGCCTCTGCGATCGAACGCGACAGTGTGGATCCCTCCATCGACGTCACTCCAGTGGTGGATCTCACCAAGCTTCCCTCTACGGTGGTAACGCTTGACTATGGTCGCTCCAGTTTCCCAGGTAACTCGATCATAGCCGTGTTCCGCAGCGTAGCCGATGACCCGCTTCATCGTAAGTTCCGGCCATGCCTTTTCGAACGGAGAGTGGGGCAGCTTACGGCGCTCCTTTTGCAGCTCGAGCAAGCGGGTCCATAGGTCGGGACTTCGCGACAAAGCCGACTGGATTTCGGAGCTATTGTTCATGTCGAGGCCGGGCTCTCTTCTCAAAAACTTAGCCTCCACTGCAGCCCTTTCCCTATCGATCTCGCCGATAGTGCGCCACCGATAACCCTGATGCCGCCCCTCCTGGTGCCAGTCACTCTGCACCTCGGCAAGATGCAAAATCCGCTCGCCATGCGAACCGGTCCGCTGATCAAAGCGTACGTGTGCCAGAACATTGTTCTCGGTCCAATGATCGCTTTTGTACGGTTTGTCGTTGGCACGCTCAGGCATAAGCAGCAACAGCTCGCGATATCCCTTACCGCCTGAAAGTCTGAATCTGCCTATGTTCCAGGTCGAGCTCCCACCGCGCTTCTCGATCTCCAGGACCTGAATTTCGTGCGCCTGCAGGAAGTCGAGGATTTCCTGCTTGGTGATGGGCTTCTCACTACTTGGTTTTCCATTGCTAGGCCTCTTGGCGCGCCTCACCAACCAATCGTCGAGACCGACCCACTTCAGTTCCGCGGCCTTCACGCCCTGCAGATTCTGGATCGTGCGCCTCCACTGGTCGGGCACCATTTCCTCGACCTTCAGGTTTTCGACAGCGCGCGTCAGGGCGGAGTAGAAGCCCGGCGCGCGCCGATCCTGGCGCGGCGAGAACTGTGGCTTGTCGTCGGGCTCTACGCCCCGCGCTCTGACTTCGGCTTGGGTCTCAGATGGGAGAACGCCTTTTTCGCGTAGTCGTCGTTCTCGTTCGCTCTCCGCGTTAGCTCTTCGCGCTCGGAGAGCGTCAGCGTCCTTGAAATTGACGAGGTATTGGACTTCGTCGGCGGTGAGGGCGCCGGGTTCGACGCCGAATGCTTCTCTGATTTCATTGCCGAACCTCCTTTCGATCAGGGCAAGGTGACCCCGACGCGGTGCATACTGGCCACTACGACTGGCGTTTACAAGAGTAACCACCCCGGCAATGCGACCGCCACCTGCCTGGATGTGATTGGCGAGCTCGGCGAGCGTACCGCCAAGAACGGAGACATCATCGACGATGACGTAACTGCGGCCGTGCTCGACCGGCCCTTCGAATTCAGGTCGGGCGATCAGCCGGCCCATGGCATCGGCGCCCGTGTGAAAGGCACGCACGGTCTGGCGAATTCCCCTGGCGACGTCAGCGCCAGTGGCCTCGGCGTAGTAGCGCGCGAGAAACTCGGGAATCGCGTTGTGCCCCGTAGCCTCCTCCGCGACCACGGGCACGTAGAGTGTATCCGGTCCGAACTTGGCCAGTGCCGTCTCAACTTGCGCCGGTCGGACCAGGCCGCTGACTAGACGAGCCGCGGCTGCCCGATCTCCTGACTTAGCCGCTTTGTAGTCTCGGTGCGCTTTGATCCCCTCATCCGACTTGAACGTCGTGATGGTAGGGGCGTCGGCAGGGATTCCGTACTGGCGCGGTGAGAACTGGGGCTTGCGGGAAGGGTCGATCGGGACAATATATGGGTCGTCGCCAACAGGCCCTTCGGGTTTGGTGACGCCAGGGGCCTCCCCCGATTGGCCTGTCCCGGTTTTGGTACCGGGGGAACTCGCCACTCGGAGGGAGGCTTCGTCTTTCCCAACGAAGTGGCTGTAGTAGATTTTTCCGTCGTTGCGCTGCTCGACGACAACCTCGACATTCATCATGCGCTCGCCGATCTGAACCGGTGCAGCAATAGTGTGGTAGGCGACGACGTTCGCTTTTCCCTTACGTTCGGGCTCAGATTTGATGAGGCGTCCCTTGCGCAGGATGTCGGGCAGCGCAGCGACCAATCGCAACTTGTCCGGATTTGCCGAGGCGTATTTCATATCGCCTAGGCCACGCCCAGCGAAACTAATCGGCCCCAAATCGGGACTTACGATCGATCGTGCCTGGAGTGCCGTTCGATAGAAGCCGAGAGATGCCTCCCGCAGGACCTTGATATCGGCCGTTTCCGGCGCGAACTCGTCTGCAGCTACTCGCGCTACCGGCTCTACTCGCGACGAGAACTGCGGCCCTTCCAACCTCGGGCCCTCCACCGCGATCGCCAGAGGCTCGGCCGGTGCCAACGGTGTTTCCGCAGTTCTTGGCTGGAACGGAACGACGTCGCCCGAAGCGGACGCAGGCTCGGGCAGAAGCGTATCAACCGGGCGGCCTGTCGTTCCAGGAATCGCATGGCCCTCGGGGTCGCGGTCCCTGATGCCGACATAGGGGTCCAAGGTCTCGCGGACCAGCTTTTTGCCGAGGTCCTGGCGGAAGTCGGCCAGGATCCTACGGAGCCCCACGGCTTCGACAGTGCGGCCAACGTTTCCAAAGGCTTGGCGCTGCTCTGGGGTGTAGTCGCGGGCTCGGTTTTCACCGGTCACGCGGGGCGAAAGCTGAGGTTTACTGGATGGGTTGATCGGCACAACACTTAGGTCGTCGCCTCCAATTATTTCGCCAGCGGAACTCGCTGGCCGGGAGGAAGCTTCGTTGCTTCCAACCGACGGGTCTGGCGTCGCCTTGACGAGGTCGGCCTCGGTGAATATCTTCCGACCAGAGCCGGGCGAGGCATCGCCTCTAAGGCTGTCACCTCTGGGGAATTGGACCCCAGATGCCGCTCCGGCGGAACCGCTCGAAAGAGCCGTTGCTGACAGTCCTCGGCTCTTTTCTCTGTCGATGTATCGAAGCCGACCAGCAAGCACCTGCTCCTTTAACCATGCAGTGGAGCGAAACTTGCCGTACACGCTGGCAACGCGATTGACGACGATATGATCGCCGGCCAGATGAACGGCCGCGATGATGGGGTCGCCATTCCGATCCTTGGCATCGAGCAGAGCGACGAGTGCGTCCCGTTCCGTCGCCGAATCGAAAACTGCGGTCGGCCTCTCGAGCAGGTCAGGTAGACGCTCCAGCACGGCCTGCGGCACGACATGTTTGTCCCGGGCGGCCTTGAGTACTGTTCGGACCAGCATGACGAGAGGTAGGTCCGGCGCACCTGCAAGCCGCAACGCCTCCGATGTCCGGCCTAACGTCAGTGCCGTGTTGGGAAGCAATCGGCCGATCGTGGCATCGGCGACCTTCCGCGCGAACTCGACCCATGCTCTGGGGCGCAGACGCGGCGAGAACTGCGGGCCCTCGACCCTCGGGCTCTCCGCCGCGATCGCCAGCGGCTCGACCGGCGCCGGCTCCTTCACCGGTTCTGGCCCCGCCTCGGCTGGCCGAGAGGAAGTCTCCTGCCCTTCACCGAGCTTGCCGACGTTGAGGGCGTCGAGCTTGCCTCGCAGGAAGTCGATCGCGCGCTGTGCCTCTGCTGAGGCCTGGCTGCGCTCATGCATCAGAGCAGCTCGCTCCTCCTCAATCTTCTTCAGCGCATCCGCGTGCTCGGGAAAGAACTCGCGCCTCGTCGGCGCCAGTTCTCGGCCCAATTCGGGCTCGATGGTTTCCAGGATGATGTCTTGTTCACGTTCGAGGCGCTGGCGCTCGGCCCGACGCAACCCCGGACGCGCGAGCTGCTCCTCGATCGCTCGGAGACGAGCCGTCGTATTGGCGTCCGCCAGATCCCCGAGACCGATCTGCTCGGCTTCTCGGTGGATGGCAGCAACCCGACCCTCCAGAGCCTTCAGCTTCTCGTCGACGGCGTCGAGCTGTCGGAAACTGTTCGGGCTCACTTCACGGGCGAACTGCTCCAGGTCGCGATCCGACGCCCGTCCTTCAGGTAACTGGCCTTCCAGACCTTGGACCCGAATAGTCTCCGGAGCCTGCAGGACACGTCCCGCCGCGGTCAGCGGCGGTGCAGTGCGGACCCGGTCGGTCGTACGGGTCAACTCGTCGAGGCGTTCCCCCGCCGCACGACTCCGTTCCTGGTTGGCACGATCCCGCATTGCCACCAGCGCCGCGTTCTCCTTCTCGGCCTGGGTGGCCAAGCGCTCGACATAGATCTTGACCGCGGTATCGCGGAGAGCTGCGAAGTCGTTGAACCACTTCTGGGCCTCAGTCGGCGGCAGCCTGTACTCTGCCTCCGCCCTTCCCTCATCACTGAAGAAGAACTCCCGCAGCCGCTCCATCGACTGGCGAATGCCGGTGATCAGCTGTTTCACGACACTACGGGCCGCCTCGAAGCCATAGCGCGCCTCGATGCCAGCGATGATATCGGGCAGGAACTCCCGAAACTTGGGCAACTCGGCAAGCGTTTCGGCCGCGAGTTCATTGGTGAGATGCTCTTTACGCGCCGCGGCGTGCTGCCGATCGCCCTCCGGCCCTTCGGGGTAGGCTTCGCGCCTAGGTGCCGTCTCGCCGAACAGATTTTCGGCGTGTGCCCATCCCTCGGCGTTTGCTTTCTCAGCGACCTGCTGGCGAAAGATGGCACCGAGGTTCGGACCACCTGGAACCGTCGTGTTCTCGACCAGATGCCCGACCTCATGCGCCGCGACCTGTGCGGCGTTGCGCGACGGATCGCTCGACAGGAAAATCGTATCCTTGTGGCGCGATGTCAGCACGACGCCGTCAGGCACTGCCTGATTGCCCTCGTAGTAAATGATATCGATACCCATCTTGCCGTAGGCATCGCGCTGCGCATCTACGAGTGCCGCCGCGATCGTGCCCTCCCGTTGGGTGCCGTCCCAGACCTGAAGGCGCCCGACCTGCCCTTCATCGTTGCGAAAGTAGTAGCTGCCGTCTTCGGCGCGTTCGACGGTCGCGCGGTCAACGCTGCCGAAGACTTCACGCAGGTACGCGTCTTTCTGCTCGGCGCGATCGACGACCTCCCGGGCCATGTTGATGGCGTCGTCGACGTTGCCAGCATCCATGACCTTACGGCCGACGTCCTGGGTCGAATGTGGCTGGGTACGCTCGGCTGGAAGGATACGCTTGGCCGCAGCCTTCAATGCGGCGCCACCTGCCGGCAGGAAGGCGCCGGCAAGTGCCGTTTCGCCGAGATGTTCGCCGAGGCCTTGCGTCACCGGCCGGTTCGGATCGTGGTTGCCGCGCGCGATGACGTTGTCGGCCAGCGTCGATATCTGGCTGAATGTCAGCAGAGTGCCGCTCGACTTCGCCGTTTCGGTCGCGACGGACACGAATTCGCCCTTGAAGGCTCGCGGGATCCTGTCCATCACCGTCAGGGCCTTGTGCATCGGTACGGCGTTGAGGCCGCCCTGCACGAGGCCGCTGATCGCCGCGGCTCCCGCCGCATCCTCATCGGAAGCGCCGGCTTTCTTGGCCTCCTCGTAATTTCGACCGAAGGCCTCGACGCCACCGTAGGCCACCATGCCGGGGACGCCGCCGGCGGCACCTGCAAGGAGGTAGGGCACAAACCCCGCTATCGTCTGAGCCGCCCGAACGGAGAACCGATCCTGCTCTTCCTTCGTCAGCGGAATGGCCTCTTCCGCCCACTTCGTCGCGCGGCCGCCGGCCGCCGAGACTTCACGTCCGACCTCTTTTGCGCTCTCGCCGACCTGGCCGAGGCCGGTCTCCTTGGCCGGTCGCATGACGGCGACATCGGCCTCGAGCTTGGCGCGCATGTCCTGCCGCTGCTGTGGATCGGCATCGGCATAGCCCATCGGATCGTCTGTCGGCTTCACGCGCTGACCGGCGTCGATGCGATCCATCACATCGAGCTGCCGTCGGGTGAACGCCTGGGCATCCTTCACCATGCCCTGGATTGCGGTGCCGGCACTCTCAGTCAGCGCGCCGCCGGCACTGGTGAGCTTGCCCGGCGTCGTCGCCAGGGTCTGCCCGACGGCCTTGGCAATACCTCCCAGCGTGCCGGACTTCCCTTGCTGCTCGTTCTCCAGTGCTGGCGCGGGCTCTGCCTCTGCTGCCTTCGGCGGCGGCACGAGGTGACCGATGATGTCGGCATCTGCAAAGCCAGCCTTCCGCGCACCAGAGACGTCGAACCCCACCTTGGTGGCAAGATAGTCCGCGATCGCTGCGTCGGAGAACCCGGCGTTGCGGGCACCGGTGACGTCGAAGTCGAGAGGGGCGGCCATGGGTCTACCAGCTATCGATCAGGCCAGAGCCGGCGGCAGGTGATCCGGACGGGCCAGGCGGCGGCCCGCGGTCGAAGTCGGAAAGCTTGGCGCTGCCGCCCGGTCCCTGGACGTTCAGCTTGCCGTTGGTGGCGAGCTGGCCCGCAATCGAGTTCAGGCGCTGATTGAGCGCGGTGATCTGCGGATCGTACTGCTGCTTGACCTGCTCGACCCTTGCTCGTGCGCGCTGCAGCTCGGGATCGTTGGGGTTGGTCATCGGCCCCGGCGGCTTCATCACCTCCTTCAAATCGGCCTGGGCCTGCTGCAGGTCGGTCGCCCGCTGGCGCGTGAGCGCACTCAACTGCTCGGTGGTCAACTTCACGAGCTCACCCTGGGCCCGGGCAACGTCGGGGTTCGAGAACTTCACGGCATTGCCGTCGGCATCGGTGAGCTTGGTCACCTTGCCGTCGACCGGGTTCACCAGCGAGGCCGTGCCGTCGTCATTGAGCTTGAAGGTGTTCGCCAGCTTGAATTGAGCCGCAATGTGCTTTTCGTTTTCGGAAGCACGAGCAGCGATGTTTTCGCGCGCTGCCTGGAGCTGCGCACCCGCCGAGATACCGGCCGTCGTGATCGACGTCTCGTTCTGCATCTTCGTCCGGCGCTCTTCTGAGTCGCGGTTGAGTTGGAATTCGCCGCTCTGCCAGCCACGCTGCTTCTCGGCCGCGGTCTCGGCAAAGGCTGCGGTCTCCTTGCGGCCAAGGCTCTCCCGTTCCATGGCGAGGTCGTTGGCGAGCTTGAGACGCTGCGTCTCGAGCTCGGCCTTCTGGGCCTCGACGTTGTAGGCCTGGAAAGTCTGGTTGAGCGACTTGCCCATCTCCGAAAGGCCGTTGCCAACATTGAAGACCATGGCTCAGGCTCCCCGCTTGAAGTTGGCTTCGGGAATGACGGCGTTCGGCACCGAGGCCTGCGGATCGCGCAGCACCCCCACCCTGCGCGCCATGGCATCCATGGCCGTAGGGTCCTTCATCAGCTGGGCGGTGCGCCCGCCGAGCGCATCGAGGCCCTTCACCGGAATCCGGAAGGTCTGGAAGACGTAGGCGGTGAAGATGCGGGTCGCCTTCGCCAGCTCGTCGTTGCCGACCTTCACGATCCGGGCCCGATCGGCGAAGTCGAGCGCCTTAATCATCAGGGTCATCGCCGCGGGGATCATGGCCTGGGCCGGCATCGTCCCCCGCGACTGCTTGTGCAGCATGACCACCAGGTTGACGGCGCCGCGGGCGCAGTCGCGCATCGGGTCCTGGCTCTGCCGCAGCCCGGCGAGGATGCCTTCGGGCCCACCGGAGAGGCCGGCGCGCATACCGGCGACCACGATCTTGTCGTAGGCGTCACGGGTCTGCGGCAGCAGGCTTGCCTCGATCTTGGCCTCGGTCGCGGCCAGGAGCTTGTTGTTCTTCAGGATGCTCATGCCGGTGCTCCCGTGATCTGGGTCGGCTTGGTGTAAGCGCTGTTGATCAGGCCGTAGGCCGTGTTCGAGGACTGCGGCTGGCCGGCGACCTGCGGGGCCGCCGGCGCCTGCGGTGTGCCGCCTGTCGGGATCGAGTTGATCAGTCCGCCGGGACGCCGCGTCGCCGTCGGCACGGCGCTGGCGTTCTCCAACTGGGTCTGCAGGAGCTGCTGCTGCTGTCGGGCCAGGTTGGCCTGGGCGAGGTTGGCATCGGCCTGGGCGTTGTAGGCGGCGACCTGGGCCGGCGTCAGGCTGTTGGTGGCGCCCGAGACGAAGGCGCTGCCGGCCTGCAGGAGGCTACCCGCCAGCGTGTTCGGCTTGCCGAGGAAGTCGAGGATGCCGGACACACCCGAGCCGCCGCTGCTGCCACTGCCGGCGGTGAGCTTGCCGGTGACATTGGCCACGCTACCGCCGGCGTCGGCTTTGGTAACAGTGGCGCCGAGCCCGGCGTCAACGGGCTGCGGCTTGCCCGTGATCGCTGAGGCGCCCTGAGCGTTGCCGTTCACGACGGAACCGGGCGTTGTCGCCGCGTTCGGGTCGACGGAGGCAGATGATGCCGGTGGACTGACCCCACCACTCGTCGCCGGATCGAGCCCGGCTCCACCCTGCACGGAGCCGGTCACAGGCTGCGTCGCCTCCGCCGTCTGCACTGCCGGTGTCGTGCCGGCACCAGTATCGACGGGCGTCGCACCGACCGAATCGCCCTGCCCGAGCGGAATGCCGAGCTGTTCGGCTTGACGCGCCGGCATCTCGCCCGAGAAATGGCTGATCGGATCGACCGAGGATTCGACGCCGGACCCAATCCCCGAGCCGCCGATGGCATCATCGATTCCGTCGATCCCCGAATGCTGCAGCTCATGGAGGCTGTTGCCCACGGTGATGCCATCGACCGGAGTAGCCGTGGTGGCGTTGGCTACTTCGGTTGCCCAGACGCCGGAATCCTTCGCGACCTCGGCTCCCGCGGCCGTGGCGGCCACGTTGGCGCCTCCCTCGCCGCCCATGCCGAGGAACGAGCCGACCTCACCTAGTAGCCCGGTGCTCTGCGCAATCGCACCGATGCCGCCGATCGCGCCAATGACCGTGCCGGCGATTTGCAGTTCCTTCACACCGGTGATCGCGCCAACAGCACCAACCGTGGCGCCGACGGCGGCGACGATCGCCAGGGTGGTCCCGACTTCCGCAGCGATGCCGATGGCGACGACGGCACCAACAATAGGAATTACTGGCATGCGAGCCTCGCGAGATGAGCCGGCACGTCGGTCAGCCGGTAGTGAAAGTCGTAGGCGTCCTCGCCGATGCGCTTCATGCCGACGCGCTCGTTGAAGTGCTGCTGCTTGCGGTCTTCCTTCGGGGTGCGGGTCTCGAAGTAGCCATGGCGGCGGTGAAGCTGCATGCAGCGGTTGGCGAAGAGCTTGAGGGGCAGACGGTGGCCGGTCTCGAAGGAGACGTAGTGGAACTCCGGTCCCTTCGAGACGAGCACGAAGGCGAGGTCGCCCTCGATGTAGAGCGGTTCCAGCGTCCAGCCCTCGAGCGCGGCGCGGTACTGCACCGGCGTCACGAACAGCAGGTCGCTCTTGCGCGCGTACATCAGGTCGACGAGGTCGCTCATGTGGTGCCGAACTGTTCGAAGACCAGGCCGGAGCCGAGCGCCGGAACGTTGGCCAGCTTGGAGAAGATCGCGAGACTGTCGTTGAGGTTCTGAACGGCGTTGTTCAGTGCCGTGGTCTTGCCGTCGCGCGACATGTCCTTGTTCGTCGAGATCTGCGACATGTACTGCAGCATCTGATTGTAGACCTGCGCGGCACCGGCGGAGGCCTGCAGCAACGACTTGTTGTCGTTGGTGAGCTGGGTGATGGCGAGATCGATGCCGCCCTTCTCCTTGATGGTGGCGAGGTTGCCCTCGTTCTGCAGGGCCTGGATCTTCTGGGCGCTCTCGTTGTTCATCCCGGCCACGAGCTGCGCCGAGGCCGCCTGCTGCTGGGCGATCGACAGCGAGGTGTCCGACTGGATCGCCGCGAGTGCCTTCTGGGTCTGTGACTGCAGCTCGGCCACGGCCCGGTTGGTCGCATCGGAGCGTTCCGCGATGCTCATCTGGGTGTTGGCCTGCAGGTTGCCGAGATAGGACTGCGTCGCCGACTGCAGGTTCTGGACAGCCAGCGAGGTCTGGTTCTGGCGGTCCTGCGCCGTCAGGGTCGTGTCGGACTGCAGTTGCGCGATCTGCTTGGAGGTCTGGCTCTGAAGTTGTGCCACCAGCTCGGCCGAGCGCGTCGCCTTGTCCTGGGCGGTCAAGGTCGTGTCGGACTGCAGCTGGGCAATCGCCTTCTGGGTGTTGGACTGCAGCTCGGCCACATCCTTCGAGCCCGCGATCTGCTGGGCCGTGAGGGCGACCTGGTTCGAGGCCTGGGAGGCCTGCGACAGCGCGGCATTGGTCTGGCCGGTGTTGAACTGGCTGGTTTGCGTCCCGAGCTGGGCGTTCTGCAGGGCCGCCGCGTTCGCCGCCCCGGCATTGGTCGCCAGCGCCTGGTTCTGCGCGCCGGTGGTGTTCGTGGCAGCGCGGTCGAACGTGGCGGCGTCGGCCGTCGCGATCGGCATGGCGGCCTGATAGAGCGCCGCCTGCCCCGCCGTGACGGCCTGGCTGGAGTTGATCAGCCCGCGGGCGTTCATCTGCGCCCGGGCATTGGCCTCGGCCTGCTCCATCAGCGGCGAGCCCGAGGCGATGATGTCCTTGAGCTGGCCTGCCACGGTCTGGTTGGCGCCGACCTGGAAGGCCTCGGGCTGATAGGACGTCGCCTGGGCCTGCTGTGCGGTGGCCTGTGCCGGGTCGTAGCCGGTCACCGGCGCGCCGCTGCTGCCGCCCGGCGGAGACGTGCCGGGCGTCGCCGAGTTCATCCCCGGCGCCGTGTTGATCAGCCCCGGCGGCGGTGTCGCCGGCGGCTGCGGCGGCTGAATGACGGTGTCAGCCATTCGACGGCTCGCCGCCTGCATTCTTCGCCTCGGCCGCGCCCGCCCCGGCCGCCGGAGCCGCCAGCGCGCGCTCCGCCTGGCTGCGCACGGCGACGAAGGTGTCGAACACCTCCGCCAGCGGCCGCGTGCCCAGCGCATTCAGCACGACCTGCACGGAGGCCGCCGGCAGCTTCAGTTCGATGATGGGATTTTCCATGGGTCTCTCCTGTTGAAGGGTGAAGGATCAGGCGACGCGGACGGCGCGCATCCAGGTGGCGTTCGGCTGGCCGCCGCCGCCGCCCAAGGTCGTAGCGAGGATGCGGCCGAACACCGACGAGTTGCCGATGGCTTGGATCCGGGCCGTTGTGCCGCCCGGCAAGAAGCCGCTCAGAACAACCGTCGTGCCGGCACCGGAAGCCCAGGTCGCCGTGAGCGCCGAGGCGTAGACGTTCGACCCTTCGATCAGACGCGCCTCAAAATTGGCCGCGCTGTTGTAGTCCTGCAGGGTGATGCCGGCGGTCACGAACCACGTGCCGCCCGCCGGCAGCGCAATCGATGGGCCGTTGAAATAAGAGCTCGTGTTGTTGAGCGCCACGTCACCGCCGAGGTTGGCGCTGAGCTGGGTGCCGCCGATCAGCAGGGTGCCGTTGTAGGGCGGCAGGAACACCGCATTGCTAGCCGCCGCGTTCTGCGCAAACAGGTTCGTGAAGCCGGACGACGACCCGTAGAACGAATACTGGAAGGCGTGCATCGCCTTCCAGCGATTAACCGTTCCGCCGTTCTCCGTGTAGTTGTCTACGAGGGGATACCAGAACGTACCGCCCGGGAAAATCGACAGATAGTTGGCGTTGTTGACGCCAAAGTGCAGGTTCGCGTTGTCCGTGGTGCGGATGTAACCGGCACCGCCAGGGATGCCTTGCACCAGAACGTTGCCGAAGATGTTCCCTGCCGTGCTGTTCGTCTGGAAGGGGACCGTCGAGTAGATGGCGTTGTTCAACACCGCAAGGCGTTCAACGCCCCCGATATAGAACGAGTGCTTCGCGTTGGGAGCCGGCGCGTCGTAGAAAACGCCCGCCAGAACGCCGCTACCCGTGATCAGCTTGGCGACGGGATTGCCGGCGTTCGCATAGACAGCGAGACCGGCATATCCGTTGCTAACCGCGCTCATGTCGACATAGCTAATGGCGAAAGCATTAGCGCCACTGTTCGCATTGCCGGTGTACGATGCTACCTCGGTCGTCGAGTTGCCAAAAATGCCGAGCCGTCGTCCCGTATTCGTGCCGCCGATCGCGATGTTGCCGGTCGTGGTATCGACCGTCATCGCCGCTGTCGGCGAAAACGATGCGCCCGCCGTACCCGGAGGCGCGACCCACATCTGGAATACATCGTTGCTCGGTTCGGTCCGCCACATGGCGAAGCCGTCGCCCGTCTGCCGGCGATAGACCGCGCCGTCGTAGTAGCCGTTGAACAGCACTGCGTTAGCGCCGCCGCCTTGCAGCAGCGAGATATCGCCGGTCATCTGCAACGTCGCCGACCATCCATTTGACGGCACAATCCCGATGCCGAGATAGCCGCCCCAATAGAAGCCTCCGCTGCCCATGAAGGCGCCGCGGTAGGCATTGTTGGTGAAGACCTGCAACTCGTTGATGCTGCCGGCGTACTTCAGGCCGGCACGAATAGCCCCGGTGTTGGTCAGGCCGTTGTACGGCGTGTATGCCAACTCACCGTCTGCAAGCGCGATGTTGCCCAATACGTCGAGCCCGGCAGCGGGTTCACGCGTGTGTCCGATCACGACCCCGCGCGCAACTCCCGGCGTGGGTCCGAACGGGTTCAGATACAGACCGTAGAAGCTGCCCGGATCGCTGTTGTAGTTGCTGACAAGGAACGGCGCCTGGTTGACCGTCGTGCCGGCTGCATTCGTGACGTTCAGAATGCCGGCACGCAGGAAGCGACCACCGCCGTTATTACCGACGCGCAACAGATCGGAAGGAGCGGCAACTCCCGAGGCGCCCTGAACGTCAACCACCGACGCGGGCGTGCCCGTGCCGAAGCCGACATTGCCGCCGACAAAATAGCTGCTGCCGGCCGAGTTCAACCACACTCGACGCTGGTTCGACGTGTCGCCGACGACAACGCCGAAGTTGCCCGCGGCATCCTGTTGGACGGCGAAAGCTTCGGCCGAACCGCTTCCATTCACGATGATGAGCGGATATGCGCCGGCGGCGTTGAACGACTTGATCAGAACACGGCGAAGGCTATCACCGGGGGCTCCGGTGCCAATGCCGAGCGCCTTGCTGGTGTTGTCCCAGGTCAGCGCGCCGTCGGCACTGTAGACGCCCGAGGCGCCTGCGAAGATGACGCCACCAGCAGCGTATGTCGTGCCGGTGCCGGTACCCCCTCGATTGACGGCGAGCGTTCCCGTGGTGCCGCCGTTGATCGGCAGGTTCGTGCAGTTCGCCAGATTACCGGCACTCGGTGTCCCGAGGTTCGGTGTCACCAAGGTCGCGCTGTTGAGCGTCGGCGAGGTCAGGGTCGGCGAGGTCGCGAACACCAAGGGACCGGTGCCGGTCTCGTCGGTCATCGCCGCCAGGAGATTGGCGCTCGACGGTGCCCCCAGGAAGGTGGCCATGCCGGCGGCAAGCCCGGAGACGCCGGTCGCGATCGGGAGCGCGGTGCAGTTCGAGAGATTGCCCGAGGCCGGCGTGCCGAGCTGCGGTGTCACCAGAGTGGGCGAGTTGAAGGTGCCGTTGTTGACGGTCGGCGTGTTCAGCACCGGTGCCGTCAGCGTCTTGTTCGTGAGCGTCTCGGCCAGCGCCAGGGTCGCCAGGGTGGCGTTCGAGGCCGGCAGGGTCAGCGTCGTGTTGGCCTGCTGGGCCAAGGTCGTAGCGTAGGGGCCCGTGGTCGTGAAGGCGCCGGCGAGCGTCAGCGCGCCACCGAGTGCGAGCGCATAGGCGGTCGTGGTGAGCGCGGTGCCGCCGGGGTTCACGACCACGACGGTGTTGGGGCTGAGCGAGGTCGGCAGCTTGTCGAAGCCCTGCTGGATCGAGACGAACTCGGCCCGCATGGTCTGCGAGGAGCCCGGGGCGCGATCGCCGGGATTGCCGGAGGCGTTGTAGAACGGATTGGTCATACCCTGAGCCCCCGTCGCGGCGTGTAGTGGTAGATCAGGCTGTTGAGCGCATAGGCGCCGATGTAGTTGGTCGACGAGGCGAGCGTGACCTGCACGTTCTCGGCGGTGCCCACCATGTCGACGTCGGTCGGGGTGAGGGTCTGGCCGTCCCACACGAACTGGTCCCAGACGAACTGGTCCCACACCGGCGCGCTCATGAAGTTGGTCGGATAGGTCACGGCCACGGGCTGGCTGATCGCCGGCGTCCCGTAGCCGAGCTGATAGCCGAAGCTCAGCGCCACATAGGTGCCGCTCGCCACCTCAAGGCTGGCGGCACGGAAGCGCTTCCTGAGCCGCGGCGCCTTCAGCGCATCCCAGGCCAGCACGATGTAGGCGTCGAGGTTGCGGCCATCGAACGACGGCCCGCTGTCGAGCTGGTAGACGTAGCCCTGCCCGTCCGACGACCCGAAGTAGGCCACCTCGGCGCCGTTGGAGGTCACGGCCTCGTCGCAGCAATAGACCGGATTGGGGAAGAGCTGCGGGATGGCGCCGAGATACTGCTGGTTGGAGACCGTGAGGTAGAGGCCGTAGCCGTCGTTGAAGAAGACGCGGTACTGGCCCTTGCCGCGGTTCACCGTCGAGGCCGCCACCTTGGTGCGCTGCCGCAGGATGAAGGGCAGGATGTTCTGCGCCAGCGCGCCCGAGGCGAAGTTGCCGAAGCTGAGCGTGGTCTGCAGGTTGACCGGGCCGAGATTGTCGAAGCTGAAGCTGTCGAACAGGTTCTGGAGGCTGTAGGGCCGGGCGCCGCTCGAGGTGTTGAAGTTGACCAGGTTCCACGAGCTCGGATCGTTGCCGTAGAGCATGGAGGTGTTGGCGGCCTGGTAGACCGCCAGGGTCGCCGTGGTCTGGCTGCCCGGCAAGGTGATCATGCCGGTGACGACGTCACCGACGGCGACCTCGCCGCCGCCGTCGACGGCGCTCCACCGGAACGGGGTGCCGGCGCCGGAGTACATCACCGAGCTGCCGAAGGAGATGAAGAGGTAGCCCTTGTGCGCCACGATGTTGGACGGCGCATCGTTGGGCAGGCCGGTGGTGATCGGGGCCAAGGTGGTGCCGTCGAACTCGAAGGCCTTGTTGACGCCGTCGCAGCCGTACAGCCGGCGCGTGGTGGACTGGCCGCCGAAGTTGGCCTTGGCCCATTGGAAGTGGCCGCCCGGCAGCAAGGTGATGGCGGTCTGCGCGCCGGCCAAGGTCACCGTGGCACCGCCCGATGTGGTGGCGGCACCGGCCACGAAGCTGCCGCCCACCGGATTGGTGACGACGAAGCCGCCGGCGGCCGTCCCGGTCCAGGCACCGCTCCTGGTCATCACGCGGCGGATCGTGGCGGTGACGCCGCCCTGAATCAGGGTCTGGCCATCCAAGGGCGTGGCGGTGCCGCCGCCGGAGAAGCTGACCAGGTTGAGCAGCGGGATCGGCACCCAGCCCGCGCCCGAGGCCTTCCAGATATTGACCGCGGTGCCGCCGACATTGGCGCGGAAGGCATAGACGTTGTCGACGCCGGCGAAGGTCATCGCCGCGACACCGAGCACCGGGCCCGAACCGGGGACGGGCTGGATCAGGGCGCGATAGATCTCCGCGGCCGCTGCGGTGTACTGCGCGGTCTGCTGGCTGCTCAGGATCACGGTCGAGGGCGTCGCGGTGCCGACGGCCTGGCTGGTCGTCGTGTTGGTGATGGCGTGGCTGCCGTCGAACGAACCGGCGAACCGCGTCACGATGAGATAGAACAACCCCGGCAGGTTGCTCACGGCCGCCACGGTGCCGTTGGCACCCGACACCGCCTGGAGGATCGTGTTGCCCACCGCCGGCACGTTCACGAAGGACGCCACCTGTACGATGACGAACGACGCCGCGGAAGGCGCCGCACGACCGTCGAAGCGCTCGTAGCCCTCGATGCGGCCGTAGCCACCATTGATCAGGCATTCGAAGTTCAGCCCATCGCGCAGGGCGCCGGGATGCAGCGCCAGGCTCGGCGTCACCAGATCGACGCCGCCCGGGAAGGTCGCCCCGCCGGCGGACATCGAGCCCAGCCGCGTCACCGAGTAGAGCACCCTCGGCATCGGCGGGCGGCGGCCGATCGCGCTCATGCCAGGGCTCCGATCATGCCGATCGCCGGCGCCCGCAGCGCCTCGAGCTGGGCCACCAGGCGGGCATAGCCGACCTGGCCGCGATCGATGACCTCGGGGGCGGCCTCGTAGCCGGCGTAATAGGTCATCGCCAGATAGACGATGGCCATGTGGAACTGGCTGGGCAGGCCCGTGGGCAGATCGCCGTCGGCGGCCATCGCCACGGGTGCCCTGAAGTAATCGCCGGTGATCGTATAGCCCGCGGTCGGCGGCGGCCCGACGCAGAGCGAGAGGTCGGGCGCCACGGCAATGGCGACGGGCCGCGTCTGCACCAACCGCATTGCGCCCATCATGTAGGCGTCGCGCCAGGCGTCGTAGCCCACGAGGTCCAGCGGCATCTCGTCGTTCTTGCCGGCGGCCGTGGTGTAGCAGCGGAAGGTGGCGCGATCCCACTTGTTGAACTGGGCGGGATCGACGCCGGTCTTCCCCGCCCCCACACCCAGCGGATAGACGAAGGTGCCGGCCAGCGTCGTGAACGAGGCCCCTGCCCCCAGCAGGCCGCTGGAGCGCATCCATTCCCAGTCGTCGTGCTTGCTCTGCAGCTCCAGCCAGGCCTGCCCCACCCAGTCGGCCACGCGCAGCATCTCGCCGCCCTGTCCCGCGACCGTGGACAGAGCTCCCGAGATGCCGCACTCGCGGATGAAGCGCTGGCAGAGCTGCAGGTAGTTCATCGCGCGCTCAGAACTTTCGGCGGCGCAGCTCGGCAATCCAGGCCGGCCCGCGCGGATTGGCGTCTTGCAAGACCATGAAGTTGCAGGCCGCCGAGACGGTTCGATGCGGGATGTTCAGCAGCGTCGCGGCGCGCTGATCGGGCGCGTCGTGCCTCACGGTCTCGGACTTGGCCGCCGCCAGCACACCGACATACTTGCGCTTGAGCGTCAGCGGCTGGCCGACCGGCAGGTAGACCATGGTGACCCACTGGCCGCCCAGCAGTACCTCGCCGCCACGACCGTTCACCCACACCGGGTAATGCGTCGGCGGGTTGTCGCCGCCGCTGGGCATGATCTCGATGGTGACCGGCTCTTCCATGAAGGCCAGCCGTTCGGCGTAGTCGCCGTCGAGCAGGCTGCGGTCGACCTCGACGATCTCGCCGCCGCGGTCCTTGGGATCCACGATCGGCGCCGGCTGATCGATCTTCACGTCGCTGGTGTTCAATGCAGTGCGCGCCATGGGCGGCTCCTTCTCTGGGCGATGCGGCGTCTCACGACGCGGTGGAAACGGCCGGGCTCCTTGAAGAGAGCCCGGCCGGTAACGATCAGGAGACCTGCGGCCGGTCCGGCAGGGTCATGAGGTCGACGAACGTGTAGGCGATGCCGGTCACGCCCGACATGTTCGAGGCACCGAACGTCCAGCCGGTCACGGCGTCGGCGGTGGCGCCGGCCTTGATCACGAGATAGCCGATCGGACAGAAGTCGTTGGGCGGGGCGCCGATCTGCGGGGCGTTGATGAAGGCGCCCGCCGCGTTCAGCGGCTCGATCGTGCCCTGCACGGCCGCCAGCGCGCCGGCGGCCGTGAGCCCGACCAGGAAGATCGAGCCGTTGCCGGCCTTCACGCCCTGGAACGCCTTGCCCGTCGCGGCATCGACCGTCGGCGTGGCGGCGTTGGTCATCGCCGCCTTCGAGTAAGCCTTGCCGCGGATGCAGTACGGGATCGCGCCCGTATTGCTGAGCGTGGTCGTGGTGCCCGCCGCGAGCGCCACCTTGGCGGCGCACAGGGTGAGCGGAACGGTCTGCTGGTAGTCCATGGTCGCTGTCCTCTCTCGGGGGTGTTCTGGGTCAGAGCGCCTTGACGCCCACGAAGGCCACGGCCATCCAGCCCTGGTTCTCGACCATCACGGCCTTCCACCAGGTCGTACCGGCGTAGCCGCGCTGGCCGAGCGGGTCGCTCTTGCTCTTCTCGCCGGGCGGCAGGAACACCGGATCGAGCGAGCTGAGCCCGCGCACCGCGATCTGGCTCCAGGCGTCTTGGCCCGCCACGATCATGGGATAGACGTCGATGTTGGTGCCCGACGTGGAGGCGAGCCCGGTGGCGCCCACCGCCGCGCCGGCGTCCTGCAGGCTCGGCAGGTCCGGCGAGGTGATGAAGCGGAAGCGCTCGACCTTGCCGACCTCGTTGGGCATCGGCTTGCCCGAGGCGTAGCGCTCGGTCGGCGTGAAGCCCGGCAAGTCGCGGATATCGGGCTCCATGTCGGTGTGGCAGTACACCGTGTAGCCCTCGGACACCGCGTCGGTGCCGTAGTCCGGCGAGGCGCGCAGCATCTTGTTGACCATGCCGGCGTGGTTGGCCTGCAGGCCCTTCTGGATCTTGCGCAGGAACGGCAGCGCCACCCCGCCATTCACCGTGGCGACCGAAGTGCCGGCCCCGCCGAAGTACTGGTTGGTGCAGGCGCGCAAGGCGCCGTAGGCGATCATCTCGTTGACCAGCGAGACCCGCTCGCCGATCTGGCCGATCATCTCCTTGGGGATGTCGTCCTCGTAGAGATTGTAGGTCTTGTCGGAGAAGCCGTAGAGGCAGCCGTACTGCTGGATCACCACCGAGATGTCCTGCGGCGCGATCGAGTCCGGCGCCGGCGTGACGCCTTCCTGCACCTGGTGGGCCTGCACCACCGCCTGGCCGCGGTCGCCCGGGCCGTTCTGGAAGAAGCGGTTGATGGTGTTGGCGTCGACAGCCGTGGCGCCATAGGGCAGCCAGCGGCGGGCGACATAGGTGTCGCTCTGGTTCTTGGGCATCGGCACCTGGCGCCCGGTCTTGCCGAGCACTTCGGTGGGCACCGCGTGGGCCAGGATCTGGCCCTTGTAGCGATTGATGCGGCCCGGGGTCAGGGCGTA